CTGGACTTAATATCAAATCCACAGGATTTAAAATTTCGGGAGAATCATCCACAGTATATCTTACAGATACTCCCACAATTTCTTCAAATGGAAATACCATAACAAATGTTACTTCTGCAGGAGATCTTTTCCTTACCAGACCAACCAATGTTTCTGCAAAAACTGGAATTATTTCAGTAGTCAAGATTGATAGTAATGGTAATAGGACTGTTGTTGTTAAAGACGCAGGAACAGTTGATTATGTGAAGGGTGAAATTATACTGGGCCCAATCAATATAACTTCTACAACAAAACCAAATGGAATTATTGAAATACAAGCATTCCCAGAATCTAATGACGTTATTGGACTGAAAGACTTATATTTGTCTTTTGATGTTTCAAAAAGTACAATAAATATGGTAAGAGATGTAATCGCTTCTGGTGATGAAATAACTGGAAAAGTGTTTACTAGAGATTACTATACATCAAGTTACTCAAACGGGAAATTAGCAAGAAACTAATATGATACAGACTGGTTTTGAATCTAGAGTTAAGGTTCAGCAGATTGTTGAGAGTCAACTTCCAAGTTTTATATTGGATGAAAATCCAAATGCCTCCGAGTTCTTAAAGCAATATTACATATCTCAAGAATATCAAGGTGGTCCGATAGACATTGCCGAAAATCTTGATCAATATTTAAAATTAGATAATCTTACTCCAGAAGTAGTTGTTGATAGCACTACTTTGTCGTCAGACATTAGTTCAAGTGAAACTAGTGTTACAGTTTCTAGTGTTAAGGGTTTCCCAAATAAATATGGTCTTTTAAAAATAGGTGATGAAATTATCACTTATACAGGAATATCTGGAAGTACTTTTACTGGGTGTGTTCGTGGATTTAGTGGTATTACCAATTACCACCAAGATCTGAATAAAGAAGAACTTGTATTCTCATCCTCATCTGCGGCAGAACACTCTTCTGGTGCCAGTGTTCAAAATTTAAGTTCTCTTTTTCTTAAAGAGTTTTATCAAAAACTAAAGTACACTATTGCTCCAGGACTGGAAAAAACTGAATTCACATCAGAGTTAGACGTTGGTAACTTTTTAAGTAACGCAAACTCATTCTATAAAGCAAAGGGAACTGACGAGTCTTTCAGAATTTTGTTTAATGTTCTCTATAATGAGACACCAAAAATTATAAATCTGGAAGAATATCTTATCAAACCATCTTCTGCTGAATATGTAAAGAATGAAATCATTCTTGCTGAAGTTATTTCTGGTTCCAATCCAAGAAATTTGGTTGGACAAACAATTATAAAAACTACAGATTCTTCAACAAATGCTTCTGTTTCATCCGTAGAGGCATTTAATAGAAATAATAAACAATATTATAAATTATCTTTGTTTGTTGGTAACGATGAGTATCCAACCATTTTAGGAAATTTTACGATAACTCCTAGTACAAAGACAACATCCACGTCTTCAATATCATCCACAGTAGTTACTGTAGATTCTACAATTGGATTTCCAGAAAGTGGAACATTAATTTGCGGAAACAATACAGTCACATATACCAACAAATCCTTAAACCAGTTCTTAGGTTGTAGTGGAATAGAAGAAATAATTGCAAAAAACTCGTTAGTTAGAAATAATGATACTTATTTTGGATATGAGAATGGAGATACTTCCAAAAAGGTAGAGTTTAGAATTCTTGGTGTTTTATCAGATTTTTCTCCATCATCAGAAGATATTAATATCTCTGAAGGTGATGTCATTACTATAAAAAATCTTGGAGATTTGATTAAAAATCCTCAAAGCAAAACACAAAAACAAATTTTTGCAAACTCATGGATTTATAATACTGCTACCAGATACAAAGTATTGAGTATTGGTTCTAATTATACTTTAGCTAGTGATATTGATCGGTCTAGTTTAAAATTTGGAGATAGAGTAGAACTTCTTTTAAGAGACACTGAAACTCTAGTAAGTTCGTCCGATGATCCAAGAATAACTCAAATTATTTCTAACAATACTGTAAAAATAGATGGAGGATCTTTTTCTACTGAATCTGGAAAAGAATATGATTTGAGAAGAAAGATTAATACTGCAAGTAGTTCTGGAGTTTCTATAGAGTATGGAAATGATTTAATTACCTCTGATGTACAAAATTTATATTCTGATGGTGAAAATTATGCATATGTGGCATCAAATTCTTTACCATCATCCTCACTTGATGACCCATATGATTACAGATATAATATAACTGCCGACATTAAAACAGCAAGTATATCTTCAGAAAGTAATCTAATTAATAAAAATTCTGATGATGAATATGATACCATAATTTTTTCAGATCCTGCTCCATTCATAACAGGCGATAGAATTTATTATCAACCAAATTCTACGCCACTCGTTGGATTAGAAACCGGAAGTTATTATGTAGAGGTTCTTCCCTCCAATAACAAAGAAATTAAATTATATTCCTCACCATCTTTTATTGCATCAACACCACTAAAATTTAGAATTCCAGAATCTGGTTTAGATACTCAAACCTTTACATTATACTCACAAAGATCTGATCAAATTGGTGTACAAAAAGTTCTTAAAAAATTTCCACTCCAGTCTAAGATAAAAAGTCCTGGAGCAGAAACAATTCCAGGAACAACTGGAATGTTAATTAATGGTGTTGAGATTAGTAATTACAAGTCTTTGGATAAAGTATATTATGGTCCTTTACAATCAATTGATGTTTTAAGTGGTGGAGAGAACTTTGATGTTATAAATGTTCCAACCATATCAATTCCTTCAGGATCATCAAGTGCATTGGCACAACCTGTAATCAGTGGTTCTATTACCGATGTTTATGTTGATGCTCAAAATTATGATATCAGTAAAATTCTTTCTGTAGATATTAGTGGAGGAAATGGATCTGGTGCTATTTTAGAACCAGTTATTAAAAAGAGAACAAGGGAGGTAAATTTTGATGCAAGAGAAGTAACAAATGGCGGAGGAATAAGCACAACAGGAAACAGAATATCATTCTTAACAGATCACAATTTCAATAATGGTGAAGAAGTAGTATATATTTCGAATGGAAATCCTCAAGTAGTAATTGGATCTGGATCATCGACCCTAATAAACAATTCCTCTTATTTTGTAAAAGTTGAAAATAATACTACCGTAAGTTTGTTTGAAACTTTAAGTGATTATAATAGCAACACCAATGTAATTGGATTTTCTACTGGAACTCAAGGAACTCATAAGTTTAGAACAATAACATTTAAGAACACCATTTCGGAAGTTAAAGTAATTGATGGTGGAAGTGGATATACAAATAGAAAGTTGATTGTCAAATCATCTGATGTATCAACTAAAACAAATTCTATAAACTTTAAAAATCATGGATTTAACACTGGTGAGTTAGTTACCTACGATTATGAAACCTCTGCGATAAGTGGTATTTCATCGTCTAATCAATATTATGTTTTAAAGATTGATGATGATTCTTTTAGAATTTGTAATGCCGGAATTGGTGGAACAGATACAAGTTATTATGATAGGGGAAAATATGAGTCCTTCTCCGACACTGGATCTGGATATCAATACTTTAGTTATCCAACAATTTCTGTATCAATAAAGTATAATCCTGTCGGATTTAGCACCAATACGCAAACCTATCAAGAAATTGTAGTAACTCCTACTGTAAGAGGAAGTATAAAGCAGGTATACCTCTATGAAAATGGTACTGGATATGGATCTACAGTATTAAATTACCAAGATAATCCTATTATAACCATAAAAAATGGAAAAAATGCTGCATTGGTTCCAGTTATTTCTAATGGACAAATAATTTCTATAGATATACAATATGGTGGAGAAGAATATTATTCAATCCCAGACTTGATTGTATCCGATTCTAGTGGATCTGGTAGTGGTGCAAAACTAAGACCTGTCATCTCTGGTGGGAAAATAACAGATGTAAAAGTAATAAGTGCTGGAGTAGGATATTCAAATACATCAACATCCATTTTAGTTAAATCTTCGGGAATTAATGCGTTATTGCAACCAAAAATTAGAGAACTTACTGTAAATGAAAATCTCAGATTTGGAAATCAAATTTTACAAGAATCTGAAAATAAATTAAAATATACAATTTCTGGTTACTATAGTGATTTAAGAACCTCATTTAGAGAAAGTTCTGGAAATGTCTCAAGAATTATCGGATGGGCTTATGATGGAAATCCAATTTATGGTCCATATGGATACTCTGATCCCAAAAATTCCAATTCAACAATATCAAGAATTGTTTCTGGATATGTTTTAGATACGACATATATTGACAGACCATCTGGGTTTGCATCAGGATTTTTTGTAGAGGACTATAAATTCACAGGTTCTGGATCTACTTTGGATAAAAATAATGGTAGATTTGGAAAAACACAAGAATTTCCAAATGGTGTTTACGCCTACTTTGCCACTATCGATGCTTCTGGCACACCACAATTCCCATACTTTATTGGAAATGAGTACAAATCAGAAACTCTAACTGAAAATACAACATTAAATCAATCATTTAATTTCTCAAATTCTGGTTTACTCAGAAATACTTTCCCATACAAAGTTTCTGATAAAAATGCTGGATATGACTTTATCTCAGAAATAGATGACATTGTAAACCAAAAAATAACTGTTGAGTCTGTCACACAAGGAAGTGTTGAAAAATTTGATATAAAAAATTCTGGTTCTGACTATAAAGTAAATGATATTTTAGACTTTAATGATGTTGGAACTAGTGGTGGTGGAGCGTATGCTGTTGTTTCTTCTGTAGAAGGAAAAGATATTTCCAGTTTAGAAACTACAATTACATCTTATGAGGAATCAACATTTACATGGGTTGATGGTGAGACAGTAAAAATTTCAATTTTACCAAACCACACTTTGAGCGATAATGATTATGTGGTTATTTCTGGATTATCTACAAATCTTGCTAAATTGAATGGAACTCATCAAATAAAAGTCAATTCAAAAAGTTCTGTTGCAATATCATCAATATCTTCAGTAGCAAGTATTGGTGGAACTGAAATATATGTCTCCAGAATTCCAGATAATATTTCTATAGGAAGTAGTATTGGAATTGGAACAGAAACTCTCAAAGTTTTAGGATTATTCCCAAATCAGAACATAATAAGAGTCGAAAGAGGATTGATAAATGTTTCTCATGATGCAAATTCACTCATAACCTTTAAACCAAACTCATTTACAGTCAAACAAAATATTGATTTCTTTGATTCTAAAGTTAATGATAAGGTCTTTTTCAATCCCACAGAAGCAGTGGGATATGGAACAACTGCAGGAACTTCATATCTGACAACATTTGATTTTGGTGATGAAACGGGAATTCAAAGAGGTATTCCAACAAAGTCAATTTATTTGGAAAATCATCCATTTAAAAACAATCAACAAATTGTTTATACTGCAGATGGATCTAATATCTTAATTTCTACAGATGGAGTAACAACGAGCAGTTTGCCTTCGAGTGTCTTTGCCATCAGTAAAGGTAAGAATTTGATCGGAATAAAAACCACCTTAAATTCTGAGGAAGTATTTTTCCATAGTGGCGGAAGTGATAGTGACTTATATTCATTTGAGTCTGATCATACTCAAATCACAGGAACGGTTGAAAAAATAAAAACTACAGTTTCAGTTTCAACTTCTCATGGAATGTCAGTTGGTAATGTAATTGATTTAACCATAAATCCTAATTTGTCAGTTGGAATTGGTACATCTACTGCTGTAAGAATTTCTAGAAACCAAGATAGAATTTTAGTTAATCCAGTAGGATTCAATTCTACTGGAATTAATACGACTACAAATACTATAACATTAATAGATCATGAATTAAAAACAGGAGATAAAGTTTATTATTCTGCTGATTTGGTAGCTTCTGGTTTGTCTACTGGAGACTATTACGTATTTGAAGTAGATTCTAACAGTGTAAAATTGTGTGAAACATATTTGGACACTGCAAAGGTTCCACCAACAACAGTAAGTATTGCAGGAACTGGAGGGAGTTCGCAATCCATATCTTTAGTCAATCCAAGAATATCAACAATAAAGAATAATAACCTGGTATTTGATTTATCAGACTCATCTCTTTCTGGATATAATTTTGAAATTTATAAAGATAGAAATTTCAAAGATGAGTTTGTTTCTACTGGATCAACAACTCCATTCAATCTGTCTGGTGTAGGAACCATTGGTGTATCAGCAAACGCTTCTCTAACTATAAATTATAGTACTTCTTTACCAGAAAAATTATATTATACTTTAGAAAAATCTGGATTTATAAGCACATCAGATAAAGATGTAAATAACTACTCAGAAATTCTGTTCGTAAATAGTGTATATAATGGAACTCATAGTGTTGTTAGTGTGGCAGCAACTACCTTTGATTTAGTTTTGAATCGTGTTCCAGAAAAACTGACATATACACAAAGTCAATGTGATGATCTAAAATATACGACATCATCTACCACTGCAACAGGTGGAATTGATAAATTAAGAATAATCTCTGGTGGATATGGATACGAAAAATTACCAATAGTTAATGACATTACTTCTTCAAATGGCAAAGATGCTTACTTGCTAGCAA